CTGACCGTTGCTGACATTTTAAAGAGACATGACATAGCGATCAGGAAGAAAGAGGACTTCAGAAGCCTGTACGATGACGCTTATGAGTTCGCTTTGCCACAACGTAACCTGTATGACGGGTTCTACGATGGTAATGTAGGTGGTGCAAAGAAGATGAACCGTATCTTTGATGCTACAGCCATCAACTCAACCCAAAGATTTGCCAATAGAATCCAATCTGGCATCTTCCCCCCACAATCTAAGTGGTGCCGACTTGAGCCTGGTCCAGATATCCCTTTGGATAGACGGGTTGAAGCTCAAACAGCACTAGAAGTCTACAACGACAAGCTGTTCGCTGCAATTAAGCAGTCCAACTTTGACATCGCTATGGGGGAGTTCCTTCTAGACCTGTGTGTTGGCACCGCTGTTATGATGATTCAGCCAGGTGATGACGTTAACCCTATTAACTTCATACCAGTACCGCAATTCCTCGTGGCTTTTGAGGAAGGTGCTAACGGTAAAGTGGATAACGTCTACCGCCGGATGCGTATTAAGGCTGAGTCTATCCAGCAACAGTGGAGTGACGCTATCATTGAGGGCAGGCTTAAGACTCTGGTTGAGAACACTCCAACAGAAGACGTGGAATTGCTTGAGGCAACCATATTTGATGCAGAAAAGAGTGAATTTATGTATTATGTGATACACAAAGAGAGTAAGTCTCAGATTGTGTACCGCAAAATGAAGTCTAGCCCGTGGATTGTTGCACGTTACATGAAGGTGGCTGGTGAGATATACGGCAGAGGTCCGTTAATTACAGCGCTTCCAGATATTAAAACGCTCAACAAGACTCTTGAGCTTGTCCTGAAGAATGCAAGTCTAGCAATCGCCGGAGTCTACACCGCTGCTGACGATGGCGTGCTCAATCCCAACACGGTACAAATAAGCCCAGGTGCGATCATACCTGTTGCCCGTAACGGTGGGCCACAAGGTGAGGCTCTGAAGCCTTTGCCTAGAGCTGGTGACTTTAATGTCTCTCAGATCATTATGAATGACTTGAGGATGAACATTAAGTCCATTCTGCTGGATGAGAGCCTGCCACCAGACAATATGAGCGCTAGATCCGCTACTGAGGTTATGGAGAGGATGAAGCAGCTGTCTCAAAACCTTGGCTCTGCGTTCGGTAGACTGATTAATGAAACAATGATTCCTATAGTATCCAAGATACTGGATATAATGGATGACCGTGGGCTGATAGACTTACCACTACGCGTGAACGGGCTAGAGATTAAGATCACCCCTGTATCGCCATTGGCTATGTCTCAGTCTATGGAAGAAGTGCAAAACATTATTCAATTCATGAAGATAGCCGAGAGCATTGGGCAGGAAGGCAAGATGATGATTAAGGTTAGCGCAATGCTAGATCTGATTGCAGAGAAGATGGCTATCCCTCGCGTCATTATGAATAGCCCAGCCGAGCGTCAGATGATGATTCAGCAGGCTACCGATGCAGCTCAACAGGTTGCACAGCAGAATCCAGAGCTTGCATCTAAAGTTGTTGAAGGTATGGCTAAGAACCCTGGCGCTATAATGGGATGAGGTGCGTAGACTGCAAGAACTTCTCCTTGCAAGCCTTAGATATGTCTAAGTATGGATTTGGACTATGTGCTAAGAAGCCTGACTGGGAGTATCAAAGCTATCAATACGTGCATGGATGTCAAATGTTTGCACCAGCCCCACCAGACGCTCCTCCAAAGCGTATATCGTGGATTAATAAACAGTTATCAAAGATGAAAAAGGATACAAATAAGTGGAAGATGGTTGGGAAGGGTTAGCGTCAGCTACCGTTACAGATATACGGGAAGTAATAACTGCAAGGGAAGATACTGACCGGTTATGTCTTCGTGTGTTTGGAAGTGAGGATGGAGCTAAGCTGCTTGCGTGGCTTAGACAAACCATCATAGAGCATCCAGTATGCGTTCCAGGGTCGGACCCAAGCTTCGGATATTACAGAGAAGGGCAATGTTCCGTTGTGAGGGATTTAGAAGCTAGAATTAAGAGGTCAAAAAAACTTTAAGGAGTAATTAATGGAAGAAAGCAAGAGCCAGCCCCAATCAGAGAATAGTGAGGGCTTACTGGCAGGAATTACATCACCAACAGACGTTGTAGCGCCACAAGAAGTTACTATAGATCATAGAGTTCCAGAGGAGAGTGATACTCCGGCAGATCGCCCAGCGTGGTGGCCTGAGAATTTCTGGAAGAAAGAAGACGCGGAGCCAGATCTTGAGGCTATCGCCAAGTCATGGACAGACCTACGTAAGCAGATTAGCCAAGGCAAGCACAAGGCTCCTGTAGATGGCAATTACGATTACGCTGCATTCGGCTCTGTTCCAGATACCGATCCAGTCCGTCAGCACGTCGAAGGTTGGGCTAAAGAGTATGGAGTTAGCCAAGCCGCACTAGACTCCCTCGTAGGAAAGGTTGTTGAGTTAAACGCTTCTAAAGCAGAGGTGTCAAACTTTAATGCAGCTGAAGAAAAGAAGTCTTTAGGGGCTAATTCGGATGCCATCATTAAGGGTATGGTAGACTGGGCTAATGGTCTAGTTAACAAAGGAGTCTGGGGACCGGATGACTTTAATGAATTTAAGGTTATGGGCGGTACAGCCAACGGGATCAAGGCTCTGATGAAGTTAAGGCAGAGTTATGAAGGTCGAATCCCAATGAATAGCGCCCCTATAGATGGTGCCCCGTCTAAAGATGAGCTGTATCAGATGGTTTCTGACCCCAGATACAAGACAGATGTCTCATACAGAGCTAAAGTAGAGAAGATGTTTGCAGCTCAATTCCAGAATTAAATCTTGGTAGTGCCCTTTGCCCGCTTCGGCGGGTTTTTTTTGCTCATTTTTTACTAAGTGTTTGACTATGTAATAATAATAATGTAAAAGGGTTCTAAGGCATACCGTATTTACGGCCCTTAATTCAAGTATCCTTGACGATTGGCTGACGTAATCAGCAAGCCAGGCCCGTAATCCTACGGCACACCAATAGCGAAACCCTTTTTTTTAAACCTGTTCTTAGGAGAACACAAATGAGCGTATCTCTATCTAACGCCTTTGTCACCCTATTCGATGCTGAAGTAAAACAGGCTTACCAAGGCAAGGCTCAATTGGTAAGTGCTGTACGTCAGCGCCGTGGTGTCGAAGGATCTACCGTAAAGTTTCCAAAGGTTGGCCGTGGTGTAGCAACTCCCCGTATTCCACAGGCTGATGTAACCCCACTCAACGTTGCTTTCTCTACCATCACTTGCACATTGGCTGATTGGAATGCTGCTGAATACAGCGACATTTTCAACCAAACCAAAGTTAACTTTGATGAGCGTCAAGAGTTGGCACAAGTTCTTGCTAATGCAATTGGCCGCCGTCAAGACCAACTGATCCTTGATGCTCTAGCAGCATCTAGCACGGCTTTGACTGTTAGTAACGATATCGGCGGTGCTGATACCAATATGAACATGGCTAAGTTGCGCGAAGCTAAGAAACTTCTGGACAAGAGCAACGTCCCCCCAGAAGGTCGCAACATTATTATCCATGCAAATGGCTTGGCATCTTTGTTGTCAGAAACGTCAGTGACCAGCTCCGACTTTAATACAGTCAAAGCGCTTGTCTCTGGTGAGCTGAACACATACCTTGGCTTCCAGTTTCATGTTCTTGGCGACCGTACCGAAGGTGGTTTGGTTGTTGATGGCTCACTGGACCGTACTTGTTTCGCATTCCACCGCGATTCAGTTGGGTACGCAGAAGGAATATCTCCTCGCACAGAAATCAATTACATCCCAGAAAAGACATCGTTCCTCGTGAACACTGTATTTTCAGCCGGTGCAATCACGATTGATGCGGAAGGTATTGTTTCAATCGTTGCTCGCGAATCCTAAAAAGGAGATATAACATGGCTTTTTCCTCCACTGGTTTTAACGCAGTTAGTACATCAAAGGCAGGTAATGCTCCTTCTATGTACATCTACAAAACTGCTGATACGCAAGCTACAGTTAATACTGCTGGCTACTTCAATAGCGTTTACCAGCTACTGAATGTCGGTGATGTTCTGTTTGTATATGACACCACAACGCCGTCACTTGTGTTGACCTATGTCAACGCTGTATCGACTGCTGGCGTGGTTGATATTGCAGACGGAACCACTGTAAGCGCAACAGATACTGACTAAGTATCTTCCAATAAACCAACCCTCAGAATACGGGGGTTGGTTTACGTTCTAAAGGATTGCATATGGCCGCTGGAGACACCGCACTATCAATCTGCTCTGACGCTCTGTTAATGCTTGGGGCAAAAGGCATTTCCTCGTTTACCGAAGGAACTGACGAATCTTCCGTTTCTGACAGACTGTATCCTAACATTAGAGATCAAGCTTTAATGATGTATCCGTGGAGTTTTGCGATACAGAAGACACAGTTAGCTCAATTAGTAACAACCCCTGTTAGTGAATACGCTTACGAGTATCAGCTTCCAGCCGACAGGCTTGGCTCTCCACGTGCTGTCTACGATTCCGCAGCACAGAATGTACGCCCTAGAACTGATTACAGGATTATGGGTGGCAAGTTACTGACCAATAGCGAAATCGTATACATAGATTACCAATACTCTGTTCCAGAAACAGAGATGCCCATCTGGTTTGTCCAATTGTTAAAGTATTTAATGTCGTGGCATCTAGCTATCCCAATCACTGACCAAGTAGATAAGGCTGGTTACTGGCAAACAATAGCTGTTGGCACGCCAGGTGACAACGGACGTGGTGGCTTTATGCGTAGTTGCATGAATATGGATGGGATGAACCAGCCAAACAATAGCATTAACGACTTCTCACTGATCGCTGTTAGATACTAATGGCAAGATTTGTCACAGTCCAGACCAACTTCACTACTGGTGAGTTAGACCCGTTACTTCGGGCACGTCTTGATTTAGATAAGACGTATCAAAACGCTTTGGAGAAGGCTACCAATGTCCTGTGTCAACCACAGGGCGGCGTTACTCGGCGTGGTGGACTCCGGTATAAGTTCACACTACCCAATACTGGAGCAGAGTCTGCTGCCAATGGAGTCCGGCTAGTCCCCTTTGAGTTCAGTGTGACCGACAGCTATATGCTGTGCTTTACGCATAATCGGATGCACGTGTTTAGGCAAGGGGTGCTAATCACAAACATCAATGGTAGCGGTAATCCCTACCTAGATACCACAGCTATGGCACTAACGGCATCTGTTCTTGGTGAGTTAGTCTGGACACAATCTGCCGATACACTTATCGTTGTCAATGAGAACCTTCCCCCTGTAAAGATTGTACGTGGCGGTACGGATGCTACGTGGACAGCTAGTGTCTTAGCTTTCGATAGCGTTCCTAAATACGCATTCACTCCCGTATT